GGATCAAGTATCGGCAGTGGCCGCATGGGGATGGTCAATAGGATCATCAATGGCCGAATGGAGATCGATCAAAGAAACAATGGTGCTCTAATTTCAATCGGTTCTGGCGGTGTTTACACAGTAGATAGATTTCAATTAGTTAATAGTCAAGCATCAAAAATGAATGCTCAACAAAATTTAAACTCTATAACACCACCATTAGGGTTTACTAACTACCTTGGAATCGTATCTACTTCAGCATATTCTTTGACTGCTGGAGATTATTTTACTTTACAGCAACCCATTGAAGGATTTAATACGACAGATTTTGGATGGGGGGCTGCCAATGCAAAAACAGTTACGCTTTCGTTTTTAGTTTACTCTAGTTTAACTGGAACTTTTGGTGGTGCTTTATACAATAGTGCCGCAGATAGAAGTTATCCATTTGCTTATACAATTTCTTCTGCAAATACTTGGACACAAATTAGCATAACTATTGCTGGAGATACAACAGGAACTTGGTTAACCAATAATGGTGCTGGTATTCGTGTTAACTGGGGATTGGGTGTAGGCTCTACAATTAGTGGAACTGCTGGTGCATGGGCAACTGGCTTATATCGTTCAGCCACAGGAGCAACATCCGTAGTAGGCACTAATGGCGCTACCTTTTACATCACTGGCGTTGATCTTCGCCCTGGTACTTACACCACTGCTCCGACTTGGGAGTTTAGAAGCTATCAGCAAGAAGATATGCTTTGTAAGCGATATTTTGAAAAACTATCAGGCGGTATTAACTCCCCTGGTATTGGAGGCGCTTCTTGTGCAGCCAACTGGGTTTACAAAGTAACAAAAAGAGCTACACCAACTGTTACTGGATATTCTGCAACAGACTCCGTTGTGCCATATATAGACACAGCATATGCGCAAAGTACAGCCGCAGCAGCAACATGGGGTAGTGGTTCAACAGCAACTGCGGAGCTATAACAATGTACAAACTTACAAAATTAAATCCAATAACAAATGCACAAGATTCTGTAACCCGTTTAATAGACAACGCTTGCATCCCATTCGATGAAGCAAACACAGACTACCAAGTCTATCTTGCATGGATAGTCGAAGGTAATCAGCCTTTGCCAGCAGATGAGGTGACAGCATGACTATCGTATTAGATGGAACAGCGGGGATAACCACCCCTGCATTGACTGATAACGGCCCACTGAATGCGAACGGGAATATCCTGAATGGTGCATCAACCGCGCCAACATTTAGCGCATATCAAAGTGTTGCTCAAACAATTACATTATCAGTTACAACAAAAATTCAATTTCAAACTGAAGAATGGGATACAAATAATAACTTTGATTCAACAATAAATTATCGTTTTACTCCAACAATTGCTGGATATTATTCTGTGCAAGCGGCTGTATCAGCGAATGTGTCAGGAAATGCGTACTCATATCCAATGATTTATAAAAATGGTTCGCTTTTTGCAAATGGATTCATTAGTGGAGCTGCTGGTCAGTACGCGGGAATTCCTGTTCAAAGAACAATCTATTTTAATGGAACAACAGATTATGTTGAAATATATTTTGTTAGTTCTGGTGCTGGAACTTTTACAACACAGGCTGGATCAACATTAACTTGGTTTCAAGCATCAATGGTAAGGAGCGCATAATGCTATACGAAAAAATCATGGCTCTTTATCCTGAGCTAACTCAGCAAGACTTTCTGACAGTCATCACTTTGCAAAATGATTTAGATGGCAAAGGCGATTACATAGCAAAGTGGGAGCATCCTACTTTTCCTAAACCGACTGACGAACAATTGGCTTAACCATGACTGGGGCAATCGATCCAAAAGAGTTCGGCGCATTACAGGCTGATGTCAAAACTCTCACTACCGAGATTCATCTTTTAAGAAAAGAAATGGTCACAATTAATGCTTCCATTAATCAAGGTAAGGGTGGCTTGTATGTATTGTTATTGGCCGCAGGATCGATTGGTTCTTTGCTAACCCTTGGCATTAAAAAAATCTTTTCGTAATGAAGCTCTATCCTAACTGGAAAACAATCCTACGCAAAGGATGGTCTATCCGCTTTATGTTGGTAGCGGGTATTCTTAGCGGGGCAGAAGTAGTCATTCCAGTATTTGCCGATGCCATTCCTAGGAATGTATTTGGTGGCCTGATGTTTGTTACAGTATCAGGCGCATTTATCTCTCGACTGGTCGCTCAAGAGGGCTTATGAATCCGCCCATCATAGAGCGAAGTACGCCCAAAATTCGCATGAATGTTGCAGCGCTGGTCATCAGCGCTTCTGCTTTAGTGACTATTGCAGTCAATGAAGGGTATGTTGGCCAGACTTATAAAGATGTTGTTGGCGTACCGACTATTGGTTTTGGTGAAACCAAAGGCGTCAAGATGGGTCAAACAACAACTCCACCTAAAGCATTAAGACAACTATTAACCAGTGCAGATGAACACGCTGCTGGTATTAAACAGTGCATCAAAGTACCCATTTCTCAAGGTGAATATGACGCCTATTTATCGCTGGCGTACAACATCGGTACAGGCGCTTTCTGTAAATCCAGCTTAGTACAAAAACTCAATCAACAAGACTATACGGGTGCGTGCCAAGAAATTCTGAAATGGAATCGAGCTGGTGGCGTAGTGCAGCCAGGATTAACCAAGCGCCGCACTGAAGAGTTCAACACTTGCATGGGTGGTGCGTAATGTTTTCATTCTTATCTAATGGTCTTAATACTCTGTACGCGACTTTGATCGCAGCAGCCATCTCATTTTTAGGGGGAATCTACCTTGGTCACAACTACGAAAAAAACTACTACGAAGCCCAAATCGGCCGTGAAAAAACCAGCCGTCAAGAAGCCATCAACAAAGCAATCCTTGACGAGCAAGCCAAAAACGCCAAAGCAACCGAGTCATTCATTTCCACTATCAGAAGAGAACAAGCAAAAAGTTCAACCTATCAAGAGCAAGCTAGATCGCTCTATGCTGCTAACAGTTTTGGGCTGCGTTCTGATAATTGTCGTGTTACCTTTGGCTTTATCCGCTTGTTCAACGCCAGTGCAAGTGGTGAAGCCTCAATCCCAGACAGCACTGACAATATCAGCTCCCCCGTTGACCTTGCTTCCGTACTCGCCACCTCAATCGAAAACCACAGAAAGTACCGCGAAGTAGCAGCGCAAATTGAATCTATTAAGGCAGCCAATGAGTGACATCTATGATCGCGCTACCGATCAAGAAATGATGGATCGCGACTTGGCTATCAAAGCTGCCAGATCACAAAACCAACCCATGAAATTTACGGGTCACTGTAAGTATTGCGAAGAGCATATTGATCGTGGCCATTTCTGCAACGCGGAATGTCGCGAAGATTTTGAGATACAACAAAAGATAAAACACCTATCAGGTCGAAAGTGACGGGCCATGAAGTCAACCCATTTAAAAATTAAATTCGTTGATATTCAAAAAGAAGGGATCAGAGAAGATCTCAAGCGACTTCACAGTGAGTTCTTTCGCCTAGATGAGTTGATTGAATTTGACTCTGGTTACTGGTGGATGGCTTATGACGGCAATAAACCAATTGGATTTTGTGGCGTAACTCCATCAGCCAGTTGGCGCAATACAGGATATATGTGCCGAGCTGGGGTGAAGTGGGACTATCGTGGCCTTGGCTTACATAACCGACTCATTCGCGTGCGTACCCGCTTTGCCAAGAAACAAGGCTGGAGTCATCTAGTCACTGATACAACGAACAACTGCCCATCTGCAAACAATTTAATTGCTAATGGATTCAAGATGTACAAGCCAAGCAAGCCCTGGGGATTAGAAGGCGCGTGCTATTGGATTAGAAAACTAGGATAAATATGTCAACGCCAAAGTATTCGGATGATCAATTCATTAAGGTATGGATGGATCTGCAATCGCCTTCTAAAGTTGCTAATCAATTAGACATGAACATTCGCAATGTCAATCATAGGCGGGTACGGATTCAATCTAAATATGGAATAGTGCTGCCTTGCAATAACAGCGCATCGCCCTACAAAATGACAATTCCAGAAGATAAGGTGCGTATCAAAGTCGATATGGCCAATGGTACATTTGTGGTCTTTTCAGATGCCCATTACTTTCCTGGATTAATTAGTACAGCGCATCGCTCATTGTTAAAGCTGCTGCCGACAATCAAGCCTAAATTATTAATAGCCAACGGCGACATCCTAGATGGCACTTCAATCAGCTCACACAGCAGGATAGGGTACGAAGCAAGGCCAACTGTCCAGCAAGAACTAGAGGCCGTCCAAGAGCGATTAAGTGAATTAGAAAAGGCTTGCAAAGGTGGTGCTACTAAATTCATTCGCACGATTGGTAATCACTGTATTCGATTCGATACTAAATTATCTGGGTTTGTGCCTCAGTATGAGAAGGTCAAAGGATTTACCCTGGACGATCATCTGCCAGGATGGACTTCTTGCTGGTCACTAATGATCAACGATGATGTCATGGTTAAGCATCGATGGCATAACGGGGTTCACGCAACCTACAACAATATCCTTAAAGGCGGCACATCATTCTTTACTGGGCACTTGCACGCGCTTGGTATGTCTAGGTGGTCAGACTATAACGGCACGCGATATGGGGTAGATACGGGTACTTTGGCTGATCCTTGGGGCGCTCAATTCGGATACATGGAAGATAACCCGCGCAACTGGCGTCAAGGGTGGGCGATGGGTACGATTAAAGATGGAAAGTTAATGCCACCAGAGTTGTGCGAAGTGATCGATGAGGATCATGTATGGTGGCGCGGCGAAAAGATCAAGGTCTAATCTAGGCGCTTGGCAATTTCTTCTGCTGAATCTCGGTAATAAATTTGCAACATCCGTAGATCTTTATGTCCGATCATCTTGGCCAAATCTAGTATTCCTACTTTTTTAGCTAACCTTGTCACAGCCGTTGCTCTGGTATCGTGAAAATGCAGGCCTTCAATCAAGGCTTTATCTCTGGCTTTTCTAAATAGAGAATCAATCTGCTTAGTGTTTATATCAAAGCAAAACTCAGAATCTTTGGGTAAATTACCTAAAATAGATTGCGCTGCCTTAGATAACGGCACTCTTCTGGTGGCAGCATCGGTCTTGCCCTGGCGCACTTGAACCACAGTCTTATCCACATCTGACCACTTTAAAGCCACAATTTCCCCAGCTCTCATGCCCGTTTCTATGGCAAATAACATGGCAGCCCCGACTCTAGCCGTAACAGTTTGTGGCTTTTTATTAGCGTCATAACCTAGCGTATGGCATAGCAACTCGATCTCGGTATCGGTAAAGATGCGCTCCCTAGATGGCGGGGATACAGGGCGCTTAACTGACATCATTGGATTAACTGATAGCCATTCCCATTCTTTAATTGCTATATTGATAGCAGCAGAGAGGATATTCCATTCTCTGCGTACTGATGCAGCCGATACACTTTGCAGGCGTCTATCGCGCCATTTAGCAAAGTCAGGCCCAGATAATTCTGATAGTTTGACTAATGCTATTTCATCCTTGCAAATTAAGGCAATGCGGGTGATTTCCCATTTGCCACCTCGCTTTGATGGTGATACCTTTTCTGCATACTCTTGCAATAGTTTTCCAAAGGTCACTGCCTTTACTTTGCCGCGCGCCCCAGATAGGATTTCATTCTCTACTTGAGTTGCCCATGCTACGGCCTCTGCTTTAGTAGGGAATGTGGCAGATTGTCGAACGCCCTTACAATTAGTTCTGGCCTGCCAGTTGTTGCCGCGCTTTGTTATGTTTGCCATGTGGTTATTTTGTGGTCAATTTGTGGCTATGGTAACGATTAAAGTGGGACAAATCAAGACAAAATAAGGCTTTGCGGGTGGTCAGAAAACCAAAGAAAAACCCCGTAATATAAGGCTGAGAGCTATATAGTACGGGGCTTAAAAGGGAAAATCGTGGTGCCCAGGAAGGGACTCTTACAGCCCATATTCATTGGGCTTATCGACAATTGTGGTTATTTTGTGGCTTTAGTTTTTATTAAAACTTCATACTTTGAATTAGCTATTTTGGTATCTAGTTTTAACTGGGTAATTCTTTCATGCTCTTTTGCATAACTAGCTGTAATACTCGCTATGTTTTTAAGCAAGTTCATATTCATTTGATGCAACATTGCATAGGCTAGATTCATTTCTCTTGTGCCTTTCTTAGTATTGCTATTTCTGCTTCCAATGATTCAATCCTAGCCAAGAGTTCATGCAATAGCCCAGCAGATTCAGTAAACCCATTCATAGGTTCATATCTTGCACGAATCCGTAAAAGCCAGTCTGCTAATCTTGTAACTCGAACACTTAATGTTTTCTCTTTAGTTTGCCTTAACATTTCTCTTGTGCCTTTCTTAGTATTGCATCACCAAATATTTTCCAGTTATACAAACCGATTGCATGACCAAGATGTTTTTCAGCGATTGGATACATTTCTTCAAAAGTCATCGTTAATTCTTTTGCTGGATGGGTGTAGAGTGGAATGTATCCTTCACATCCGTTGCCGTCTAATATCCAATCATGCGTTCCATCAGGTAATGTAAGCATCCACGCTACTGGTTCATTTTTCATTTTTGATATTTGGTTACCCACTTATAAATCTCATCTGCTTTCCATAGTGGGTGCAATCTTTTTCCAGTAGTAGAAGGCAGCCGAATCGCTTTAGGAAAGTCAGGAATAGTGACAATCCTAGCATATACAGTTGTTCGGGATTTCTTTAAGAATGAGGCAATATCCTCAATAGTCCATAGTTCGCTCATCTGAACCCCGATATTCTAGGAGAGAAAACAAAGGTGGCCTGCCACTGATCACCTGGCGTTACATTTCTGTCAACGATTCCAGCAATATTCCAACCAAGATTAATATAGATACACCTATTAGTATTGAAGATACGAACCACAGCGCGGAATAGAAATAGCCCATTAGCATGAATAAAGCAATATCCTTCTTTCGCATAATCGTTAAAGTAGATCATTGCAATAGCGCTTTCTCAATCGCAATAAAAATATCTTCTACTGTTGGGTTATCGTGAGCGCGAAATATACTGGCCCAGATCTCTTTGCGCTCATCGGTGGTGAGCATTTTTACTGGCCTGTCATACAACGGCACAAGGCGCTGAAACCCCAGTGATTTGATGTACTCAATCTCTTCTGGAATGTTGGCCTCAAGGACATAATGCTCTGGCGTTTTAAAGCACTGGTACGCTACTGGCACTTGTGCTGTTTTTTGTACAACTGCTGGCATGATTTCTAAATCTGCTGCAACTCTATCTTCAGTGGTAAATGTCGTCATTTTGATGTCCTAATATCAAACAAAACAGGGAATAAATTAGATAACCCAGGTAAGCTCCCAGGAGTAAACCGCCAAATAAGGTAAGAATTTCCAACGGGAAAGATGTTATTTGTGGGTTCATTGGGAGTTGTTTTAAATTTCTTGTGACCTTTTTTCATGTTTAAAACGGCACATCATCTTCTAGTGATTCAAGATTGGTAGAAGGGCCTTTGGTTGGCGCTGCTTGCTGGTATCCAGATTCGCTGGGTTTGCCGCCCAACATTTGCATGGATTCCAAGCGGATCTCAGTGCTGTACTTTTCTACTCCAGCAGCATCGGTAAATTTACGGGTTTGCAATTTACCTTCGCAATAGATCTGGCTGCCTTTCTTTAGATACTGGCCGCAGATCTCTGCCAACTTACCAAAGGCAGAAATTCGATGCCACTCAGTAGCTTCTTTGGTTTCGCCAGATTGCTTGTCTTTCCACTTATCAGTAGTGGCCACACTAAAGTTGCACACTGCATCGCCTGATGGCATATAACGGGTTTCTGGATCTTTCCCAAGATTCCCAATAACGATGACTTTATTAACCGATGCCATTAATTTTCTCCATGTTTTTTTCAATAAGTGAATCTGTAATCAGATCCAATACAGCTCTGATTTCAGCTACGGCGTCCAGTGTTGGCGTATGCAACAAAAGCAGCATTACTTCTTTGCTGACATAGCTAAACTGGTAATTCTTTAAATCTTCTGGCGTCATTCATCGACACCATATTGCATCTGCAAAGCAAGCTGGGCGTAGTGAATGACTTTGCGCAAGTCATCTATCCCGTTTTTATCTTTGTGCCTGGTGGCGTACTTGATAATGTTTCCTTGAAAGAAGTCCAAGCCATTCGCGTGGATGTATTCAAGCGGCTGAATAGCGTGCTTTTTGTAATGGTCGCCATTGACCTGGGTATCAAGAGCGCTCATTTCTTATTGATCCCGTACTCGGCTTTGACAATTCTTTTAAGGGCCTGATACTGTCCTCTGGTAGTGTCGGCTGCCACTGTAATTGGGGCAGTGATGCGTACCATCTTCCCGTCTTCCATGCGGCTGTTAGCGCCCATTTCTTTGTGGGCTACTAACTGTTTATCTTTGGTAAGACGCCGCGCCATTTGGCGTAATGCTTTGCATTTTTTTGCGTTCATATAAATTAATTAGCGAATTTGAATCTAGGGGCGCAAGTCACATCTACAACAATATCTGCGTTGTAGTTGTTGATTTTGCGTTTGGATTGAATAAGAACGGCACGCATCCCAGATGATTCGCACTCTTGAATTGCGATAATGACTTCATTGCGCGACATTCCTTGGATTTCTTTTTCAAGTACCAAGGTTTGCTCTGGGGCGCTGGACTTGCTTGCGCAAGCTGCAAGGGTTAATAAACTGAATACTGCAATGAGTGTTTTCATTTTCTTGTCTTTCGTATAGGGTGGGGCTACTCGCTGCACGATTGCTTGTCCGTGATCAAGTAGTTCAGTCGAATCCGCTTTTGCCCCATTGTTAAGCTGCTTTTAATTCAATTTCTTGAGTGAGTTTTTCAACATCCACTAGAAATTGATTGAGTTCATCTTGGTATTCATCTAGCTCTGACTGCGTAGGTTCAAAGCGATAGACAAATACCTTGAGCTTTTCTGGCATGGTTTCGCAATAAGAAACAAAGTCACAAAACTTTGCACCAGTAGTCAATAGGTTATGAATGACCTGGGCCTTGTATTCATTTGGCACTTTGTTTTCTTGCATATATCCGTAGTGAATGGCAGACATCGGGCACTTGTATTCAGCAATCCCTTCGCGTCCTTGCATAAAGCCATCTACTGAGCATCCAAACATCGTGCCGTCTTGATAGCAAAACCCTGCCTCTTCTACCATTTCGCCAGTTTGAATTTCATGGGCCATGCGCGCAAAACGCTCTAGCTCATTGCCGCGCTCCATGTGGGCGTTTTTGTACATGGTTTCAGTAGGCTTACCAGTAATGCGCTCTAGCGCTAATTGAAAGCGATAGTTGCGGCGTGTGGTGGCCTCAGTACTTTTGGTCTTGCCTTTGGCTACAACAGCACTAGCGTTTGATCCAGTAGCTTTACCAAGGCGATCAGCAAACCATTCTGGTGTGCCTTGTTCGTGATTAGAAATAATTAACATTAGGCGGCCTCATTCTCAATAGTTAATGCTTTAAGCTGCGCGCCTTTATCGGCAACTGCTTGCTTAAATGCTTTGTTATCAAATTTGGCAGCAAGCATTTCTGTATTGCCTGCTTTCCAAACTTCAGTCAATTCATCCAAAGTGGTGACACTTTCAACGGCTGCATAGAGTTGATCGATGCGCTCTTGTGAAATAACTGGTAAGTCAACTTGTTGCACTTTGCCCATATCTACTTCACGAATACGCGCGGCCTCATCTTCATCGTAGATACCGACAAATCCGAACGCCAGGCGTGCGCACTGGATCATGGCCTTGTGGCGCAACATTCTTTTGGGATGAGATAACCAAGGCCCTACATTGCGTTTACATTCGCTCATGTATTCAGTGACCTGGATAGGATGGCTGCGGCCTTTGCGATATATGCGGCAAGTACAAGATTCATCGTCTTGCTCAAAATCCATGCCGTCAAAATCTGGGTGGTCATTCATAATGCGTGACCAGCCATCAACTCCGACTACGGGAACGATGCCATTGTTTTTATCTGGAAAAGCATAGATCTCTTTAGTCCAAGGATTTAGGCCATATTGATTGGCTACGATCAATAGGGCAGTCATTTGGGCGTCAGATACTTGGCCTTTAAATGCTGTGGCTTTGAGGGTGTCTAGGACATTAGCCTCTTCTCCCATGCCAAATTTGGCAGAAAGATTCTTACTTAGGGTAGTGAGTGCATTACTCATTTTTGTCTTCCTTGATTAAAAAATTAAGCGATGAACGCTGGGCGTACTAATTGGCCTACAAAATAGACGGCAGCAAAAACCATGAACACTTTGAAATAGCGATCTGTTTTCTGATGATTGGATTGCTTGGTAAATAGCAGGCGTTCAGATGGAGTTACTAGATCAGTGTTTTTCATTGCGCTTCCCAAACAAAATGATCGGGAACTTTATCTACTTGAACCAAATCGGGATCAATATCGTCATCATTCAAAAAGTGATCTGTTGCCAAAATCATTCCAGAACGACTCAGCAAACCAGTTGAGCGTTGTTGACCATTCACATCAACCCATTTCACGATGTATTTCATGTTGTTACCTTCCGTATGTAGGTGAGTTGTAGGGGTCTTCGCAAGGGCTGGTTCATAACTGACTCTGCCTTGTTACATTGCACCCCTACTTCTCGGAACTGCAAATCGATTTACTACTCAATAGCTGCTGGTTACTTGTGCCCTAGGGCTTATTTCGCCTGCCACAGTCCTAGGTAGTGTTTGCCTAGTTCTCATCACACCTGCCTACTAATCGCCTTTGTGTGAAACAGTGTTGCTATGTAGTAAATACTAAACTAAGAAATAGGAAAAGTAAAGTGTTTATTAAACAAATAGGCAAAAAAATACCCAGGAATAACCCTGAGTATTTAAAAAATTATTTATTTGGATTGTTCAATTCTTTGAATTTTATCCAGGCAATAGATGATGGAGCTAAGAATCTGAATGAAGAAAAAAACCGATCCCACACCTGGAATCAATGTCAAAAAGACATACAGCAGCTTACTGTTATTGGTTTTTTCTGCGACCTTGTATGTAAATATGGTATAAAAACTTTGCAATATCATCAGCGGAAGAAAAGAGGTGATCATTTCCATTTGGCGTTTCCCTTTGTATTAAATGCGTTCTGTTTGTCGATGAATAACTTTTCCCAGTGGAATACAGATCCCATCAGGGCAGGCCTTTCGTGTAAACCTAGTTTTGTCAGGATTGTCTGAATCAAGCCACCAGCTACCGCCATCCCTGACAGCCCTCTTGATTACAACTTCTCCATCTAAATTAAAAACAAAGACTTCTCCATCTTTTAGATTCGTATCTGCCGTGTTCATTACAACGACATCACCATCATAAAGATTTGGCTCCATACTCAGACCAGATACTTTGAGTGCCAGCAGATTTTCTGGTTTGAGTTTGCGAGATTGATACCAGTCAGACCTAAAGACAATCAAAGAATCTTCACCCGTACATGGTTCAACCCCAAACCCAGTGATACCCGCCGATACCCTTAAATTTACTTTTTTAATAGCGGGGAAGTCTGGGTTGCCTTCAAGATTAATTTCTTCCGCAGCAGCATTTTGGCTATCTAAAAAACCTGTTGGCATACAGTAAGTTGCCTCCAGTCTTCTGGCGGCTTTCTCACCAAATGATGCTTTGCCATTAATGAGTTGTGAAATATAGCTCTTTTCTCCTTCTGGTATAGACCGAGAAGAGAACCATTCTTTTAATTTAATTCTTCTGTTTTCCGAAATATTCATAGTTTGAGGTTATTGAGTAAATGCTTAACAAGCAAACACTTGACTTTTGGTTAAGTGTTCATTAAACTTTTCGCATGAACTTAAAAAATTACTTGTCGCAACAAGGGCGCGGTAGCGCTACAAAGTTAGCTAATCAGCTTGGTATTTCAATCTCGTATTTGTCACAAATCTCCGCTGGGACTTGTCCTATTTCCCCAGGCAGATGTATCGAGATTGAAAAAGCTACTTCTGGCCTGGTAAGCAGGAAAGATTTGCGTTCCTCGGATTGGGAGCAAATTTGGCCAGAGTTGGTAGAGGAAGTTATCCATGACTGAACTATCTCCTATTCAGCTTGAGTTGTCACGCAAGATCGAGCGTCTTGTCTTGCACGCTCTTGCAGAACATGGCCAATCTGCAATCGCAGCCTCGATTGGCACAAGCGAATCCACGATTAGTCGCTTAAAAGACGGCAGCCTAGAAACCTTTTCAAAAGTTTTGGCTGCCCTCGATTTGAAAGTCGTACCAATTAACTATCGCTCGATTGATCCAGATCGGATGAGAGCTTTTTGCACTTTATTTGAAGCAGCCATGACTAGGCCAGACAGTCTAGAACACCTTTTATTGGAGAGCGAGCAATGAGAACCCAAGTATCCCAAACCAGTTTAAGTGCGTATCGCAGCCTATCAACGGCAGCTTTGACGGGCACAGAAATGGAAGTCATGGCCGTGATGAATGATGGCAAAGCCAGAACCCGCCGCCAGATTGCCGATGAGCTTGGCTGGCGTGATGGTCCGACTTGTGGCCGCTGCAATTCCCTGGTGGCAAAGAAGGCGTTGCTAGTAGTAGGGGAGCAGAAGAACCCCGAGAGCAATAAGTTTGCAGAGCTATTACAGATTCCACCATCTAATCCTCAAGGCGTTTTATTTCAATGAATTTCTACCCATTTCACATCGGCGATTACATCAGCCATACCAGCCATCTAAGCGATGCTGAAGACTTGGCTTACAGAAGGATGATGGATCTGTATTACCAAACAGAGCAGGCCTTTTCTAGCGCGGAATATGTCGCACGCAAGGTAAAAAGTACGCCAGAGATCGTATCGGTTTTGCTCGATGAGTTTTTTGTGAAGGGTGAAGATGGCCTCTGGCATAGCACCAGAGCAGATCTGGAAATAGAGAAGTACAGATCTAAAGCAGATTCAGCTCGTAACGCAAACAGAATCAAATCAGAAAAGATAACAGCTCTGAAATCAGAACTGAAATCAGAACCGAATCACATCGTAACCAAGAACCAAGAACCAATAACCAATAACCATATAAAACCTATGAAGGCTGCGCCTTCTGTTGATCTTGTTTTTGAAGAAGCATGGACTTCTTATCCAAAGCGCCCAGGAGCAAGCAAGCAGGGTTCATTGAAAGCATGGAAAGCAAGGCTAAGAGCTGGAGCTGATCCACAAAAGATGCTGCAAGGGGTAAAGCGCTATGCCGATTTTTGCAAAGCATCGGGCATTGATCCGCAATTTATCAAACAACCCGCGACATTCTTTGGCCCAGATGAGCATTACCTATCCGATTGGACGCCATTGGAGTCGCAAACCCAGCCAAAAGAGTTGCCGTTGGGTACAGATGCGCAAATCGAACACGCCTATCGCGTGGAGTGTGGTGGTGATCCATCCAAGGCCAGATTCAATTCGTATTTTGAAATGCGCAAATTTATCGTTGATCGTAGAGAACAAAGAAAGGTAGCGGCTTGATATGCGACTCATGTGCCACCCAGCTTGCAAACACGGCATCCCCATCCCCTTTGTCGGGTATGTATGTACTGGCGTGTCTATCTTGTGCAATTCGACTGGTAAAGTCCGCGAGGCCGTCGCGACTCCATCAGGAAGCAATGTTGGCGGCGATTGCCAGAAGCCGCAATGCTCCATCCAGGGAATCTATCCTGGCTGGTATCCGAAAGGAACAGAGTGAGCGAGAAGTTAACTCTTTCTCTTTACAACCCTAGCCAAGCGCATCAGTGCGTAAAGCAGGCTTGGGAATACGCCAAGAACCTGACATCGGCAGGGCACAAGCTCATCTTGGAAGTCAAACCTATGTCCAAGACACGGGAGCAAGAAGAGAAGTATCACGCGATGATTAACGATATTGCAGAGCAGGCAGAGCATTTGGGTTCGCGCTGGTTAGCCGATGATTGGAAAAGACTTTTGCTAGATCGATTTGCCAGAGAAACAGGCCGTACTGCTGGATCAATTATTCCGAATCTGGATAACTCAGGAGTTGTACAAGTCGGGATTCAATCCAGAAGATTTAGTAAGGCCGATGGAGCAGAGTTTATTGAGTGGCTATATGCCTGGGGATCAGAAAACGGCATCGAGTGGAAGGATATGGATTGAAGTTATCCAACTGCTCAATCTGCCAAAAAGAATTTACCAAACAGCGCATGGGCCAGGTAGTTTGCTCCCCTAAATGTGCGATTAAAGTACCCAAGGTACAAAAGCAAAAAGAAAAGAAAGTCATACAGGAGCGTAAAGCTGCGCTCAAGACGGCCAGAGATTACATCAAAGAAGTGCAAGTGGCTTTTAACGCCTATATCCGCGAAAGGGATAAGCATGAGCTATGTATTTGCTGCAATCAATTCTTATCTTCGGGCGATGTTGGCGGTGCTTACGACTGTGGACACTACCGATCTGTCGGCAGCGCTCCACACCTACGATTTGATGAGCGCAACGCACATGGACAACGAAAGCAATGCAACCGATGGGGCGCGGGTAGGGCAGTCGATTACCGAATTGGCTTGATACGCCGTATTGGATTAGATCAAGTCGAGGAACTAGAGGCTGATCAATCAGTAAAAAAATGGACTGTGCCAGAACTCATTGAATTGAAAGCGCATTACAAACAAAAACTGAAGGAATTGAAAGGGGGTCATCGTGGCTAAAAAGAAACTGGTGGTCGCAGTAGGGGAAACAGGAGAGCGCATTGGTGAGGATCATCCCAATGCCCGATTAAACAATGAGCAAGTCGATCGGATTCGCGATTTGCGTGAAGACTTTGGTTTGACCTATGCGCAACTAGCCGCGATGTATAGCGTAACGAAATCCTGTATTGCTGGGATCTGCCAGTACAGAAGGTATGTCAGTACCCCATTTGGATTTAAGACTTTAGAGCTGGAGCTAGATGATGGTGGACACTAAAATAGTGAAGGATAGTGGCAAAAGAAAGCCACCAGCAGCAGGCAAAGGTAGGCCAAAGGGCGCTATCAATAAGAATACGAAAGCCCTTAAAGAAATGATTTTGGGCGCGTTAGATGGCGCTGGTGGTCAAGACTATCTGCAACGCCAGGCTGAAGATAATCCTACGGCCTTCTTATCGCTCATTGGTAAGGTATTGCCTACTGAATTGAAGGGCAACCTAGAAGGCAACCTGATCGTTAATGTTGTAACAGGAGTGCCGCGTGAGTAAAGAGTTCAGTTTAGGACTGGGTTACTTTCCAAGGGATTGGCAGCGTAAATGCCATATCACGCGCAAGCGCTTTAATGTCCTGGCACTGCATCGCCGCGCGGGTAAATCCGAGTTTGCGATCATGGAGCTGATCGATAAGGCAGTGGACTTTAAGCTCGAGCTGGGATTCTTTATTTATTTAGCGCCGTTCTTAAAGCAGGCCAAAGCGATTGCATGGTCACGCCTCAAGGCCAGACTAGAGCCGATGCGGATTCACAACATGGTCGAGTTCAATGAATCAGAGCTATCGGTCAAATTCAAACACAATGGCGCGATCATTCGTATCTTTGGTGCTGATAACTATGAAGCGCTCCGAGGCCTTCGGATTGATGGTGGAGTGATAGACGAAACAGCGCAGGTAAAACCCGAAGTGTGGCAGGATGTGGTTCAACCAGCGACATCCGATCGCAAGGGCTGGATCATCTTCATTGGGACGCCACAAGGGGTCAACTTATTCTCTGAGCTGTACTACAAGGCCAAAACATTACCTGATTGGACAAGTGCAAAATTCACTGTCTATGACACTCATTCAATTGATCCTGATGAGGTAGAGCGACTCAAGCGGGACATGAGCGAAACATCATTTTCTCGCGAATACCTTTGTGACTTTACGGCAGCAGGCGATGATCAGTTAATCTCATTGGCTGATGTCGAAACAGCGGCCCATACTGAATATCGTCCTGGCGAAATGGATTATGCAGCCAAGATTTTGGGAGTTGATCCTGCCAGATTTGGTGATGATCGCTCTGTTATCTTCCCAAGACAAGGCATGGCTGCGCTTGAACCAGAAGTCTATCGCGGGATTGACAACATGGATCTGGCCTCGCGTGTGGCTGCCAAGATTGAATCCTGGAAACCAGATGCCGTATTCATTGATGCGGGTAATGGATCAGGCGTCATCGATCGGCTGCGTCAACTGGGCTACGATGTGATTGAGGTGCATTTTGGTGGCAAAGCAATGGACGCTGGCTATCTAAACAAACGCGCTGAAATGTGGTTCGAGTTGGCTGGCTGGATTAAACAGGGTGGATCAATCCCCAATCTAGTGGATCTGAAACAAGATCTGGCCGCGCCAATTTATTGGTATGACAGCGCAGGCAGGAAGCAGCTAGAGCCTAAAGACGATATTAAAAAGCGAGGTTTACCCTCACCAGATTTAGGTGATGCCCTGGCGCTAACCTTTGCGCAACCCGTTGCCAAGCTATCCATGATGGATAAAGCGCGCCAACAGAATGAGCGTAAACGCGAATTTAACCCCTACGAACACCTACGATGAACGCCTCTTACAGATTGCAGTTTGACTTTATGGACAACGGCACTGTGCAAGTGTCCGAAGGTGGTGAGCCACGCAAAAACATTCCAGAAATGTTTGCAGCCATTTCATTTGCGCTGCGGGCAATGGCCGATGTTCTGGATGAGGATAAGAATAAGCTGCCAGAAGGCCAGTAGTGCGCGTACTAGCGCCCTAAATACTTAGCATAGGCTTAATTAATTGTGAGGCCGCACAATGCAAGTAGCACAAGAAGAAGTACAAATCGATATTGGTATCGATCAACTCCACACTGAATCCGAAATGGGCGCGGTGGTCGAGTCTTTTTCAGCTCCAGCATTAGATCGCCGTGAGCGCATCCAGTCATTTGAAAATGCGCTGCTGGGATTGCCGCAAGTAGAACTTCAAGTAAAGCATTACTTTGCTGATGGCTTGTACGCCAGGGAAATGTTTATTCCTAAAGGCACGATGCTCACTGGTGCATTGCATCTGTTTGAGCATATCAATGTATGCAGCCAAGGGGATATATCGGTTTATACCGAAGATGGCGTAAAGCGCGTTAAAGCGCCTGCCACATTGGTATGCCCACCAGGATCAAAGCGCATCGGTTATGCCCATGAAGACACGATCTGGATCACATTTCATGCCACTGATGCCAAAACAGTAGAAGAGGCAGAAGCCAAATTAGTTATGGCAAATCACGATGGCCTCACTTATGCCGAGGCAAAACAACAAATCAAGGAGTTAGCACAATGAGTTTCGGTATATCAGCAGTGGCTTGGGCGGGGTTCGCGGCTGCGGCCGCTGTGACTTATAGCGCGTATTCAGCATCACAAAGCGCAGCTAAGGCAAACGCAACACAACAAGATGCTATGGCACAAGCCAAAACGATTGCAGATCAGCAGGCCAAAGTACAAACTGAGCAAATCAATAAAGCCAACGCCAAGTCACCAGATACGGGCGCGTTGCTTTCAGCCAATCAACAATCAGCCAAAGGTGGACAGTCGGGCACGATGCTTACTGGCCCTGCTGGTATTGATCCCAATACATTGTCCTTGGGCAAAAGCTCATTACTAGGTGGCTAAATGACTCCAGAAGAAATCATCCGAGCTGATGCAGATGAGCGTGAATTAGATCACGAACCCATCTTTAAAACGATCAGTCATTGGATTGATAAGGGCGAGGCCGTTGCCTACCATGAAGGCGATTCAGTATTGCTCGTTAAAAAGATAGGCGAGAAAGAAGCTGAGTTGCATTTGTTTACCAGTGATAAGCCCATGGCATTAGTTAAGGCCGTGATGCGCTTTATTGAGCGTATTCGAGAAACCAATCTGGAATATGTCTATGGCAAAGCAGATCGCGATCACATTATTGAAATGCTCAAAATGCTAGGGATTCCAGTGATGGATTCTGATAAAGAGCAATACAACTGGAAAGCAAAAGTGGAATGAAGTATGGACTTGATTCATTCCTACCAGAAGGAGCGTTCGAGCATTGCGGAGATCGCCGAATCCGTCTTTATGGCGGCGGTGGTGGTGTCAGTAGTGTTGTTAGCGCAGTCGGGAAGGCTGTATCTGATGTAGGAAATGCAGTAGCAACAGTTGGCAAACAAGTTGGTGATGTAGTCACAAACTCTGCCAAAGCGATTGGCGATGCTGGTACAAATTTAGCGCATGGACAAATTGGTGGCGCTTTTGGATCTATCGTTAATGGCGTAATTGGCGATGTATCAATCTTGACTGGTGGCAAACCAATGCAAAAGCCAAATGGTCAACCAACGCAGGGACAAGGACAAGCTAGCGGTACACAAACAGTTGCCGCTGATAACTCTCAGCAAAAATCTACTTCATTAAATGATCCCGCCATTCTGGGCGCACCTCAAGGGTCAGGATCCTTGACGACTAGAACAGTCAGTGGGCCAGATAACACCTACAAATTAAACAAAAGCACGATGTTAGGACTATAAAAATATGAGTGAATACACGGGCGATAACCAGCCAAATACCAAATCACCAGATAGAGATAAGCTCTATACGCGCTGGGGTCAACTCAAAAGTGAACGCGCATCATGGTTAGCGCACTGGAAAGAGATCAGTGACTATATGCTGCCGCGATCAGGCCGATTCTTTGTCCAGGATCGCGATAAAGGCTGGCGCAGGCACAACAATATCTATGATTCAACTGGTACTCGCGCCCTCAGAGTGTTAGCTGCGGGAATGATGTCGGGTATGACCAGTCCTGCACGCCCTTGGTTCAGACTTGGTATTGCTGACCACGACCTCATGCAATACCAACCAGTCAAGGTATGGCTTAACCAAGTCACTACTTTGATGCTGGAGATCTTCCAGCGGGGCAACACTTATCGCGCACTCCATTCCATGTATGAAGAGCTGGGCGCGTTCGGTACATCAGCCTCGATTGTGATGGATGACTATCAAGATGTGATCCGTCATTACCCATTAACCACAGGCGAGTTTGCAATTGCTACGGATTATCGCGGCCAAGTCAACACGATCTATCGCGAGTTTCAAAAGACAGTTCACGAAATAGTAGGGGAGTTTGGCTATGATAAATGCTCCAATTCGGTTCGCACGATGTACGACAGGGGTTCATTGGATCAATGGATTACGATTATTCATGCGATTGAACCACGCTCTGATCGCGATCCAAGCAAGAAAGATGCGCTCAATATGGCCTATCGCTCCTGCTACTTTGAACTCAATGGACAAAAGAATCGTTATTTGTCCGAGTCAGGATTCAAACACTTTCCAGCATTAGCGCCTAGATGGGCGACATCGGGTGGCGACATCTACGGCAATAGTCCTGGCATGGAAGCATTAGGCGACATCAAGCAGCTCCAGCATGAGCAGCTCCGTAAAGCTCAAGGTATTGACTACAAGACTAAACCACCATTGCAAGTACCAACATCCATGAAGAACAGGGATATTGAAACCTTGCCAGGGGGTATTTCATTTGTCGATGCCACTACCAATACAGCAGGCATCCAAACAGCATTTGAAGTCAACCTCGATTTAAGCCATCTATTAGCGGACATTCAAGATGTGCGCGAGAGGATTCGCGGATCATTCTATGCCGATCTATTCCTGATGCTGGCTAATCAAGCTGACTCCAGAATGACGGCCACAGAAGTAGCAGAGCGCCATGAAGAAAAGCTCTTGATGCTTGGCCCAGTCTTAGAGCGATTACAAAATGAGCTGTTAGATCCATTGATTGAAATGACCTTCAATCGCATGATGGCAGCAGGCATCGTGCCACCACCACCAGAAGAGTTGCAGGGCGCGGAGATCAATGTGGAGTTTGTATCCATGTTGGCACAAGCCCAGCGTGCCGTAGCTACCAATGGCGTTGATCGCTTTATGGGAAATATTGGCATGGTGGCGCAGCTCAAGCCAGAAGTATTGGACAACATCGATGCTGATAAATGGGCAGAAATGTATTCCGATATGCTCGGTGTCGATCCAGAACTCATCGTGCCAAGCGACAAAGTAGCGCTCATTCGTCAAGACAGAGCAAAGATGGCGCAAGCCCAAGCACAGCAAGAAGCGATGGCACAGGGCGCACAAACAGCCAAAACATTAGCAAGCGCAGATACCAGCAAACAAAGCGCTCTGACTGATGTGATGGGAATGTTCTCTGGCTATAACCAACAACCTCAATAAAGGAGTAGAACCATGCCATATCCATTTTTAGATACGACCAACGATTACAGCCCCATTAACGATTTACAGGCCGTAACCCCAAGTGATTCCACAGATTTGCCTAATGGCGTATCACGCGGAATGTTATTTACCACAGCAGGAAATGTGACATTCGTAACTGCAAAAGGTACGCAAGTCACGATTCCCGTAAACACCAACTGGTTTGGCGCAGTGCAATTCATTCGCGCTAAACGCATCTTGGCCACTGGTACAACCTCAACTGGCATTTTTGCCTGCTACTAAGGATTCATCATGGCCTTAAAAAACATGGCTGTACCCGAAGAAAACGAAGCGCTAGAAAGCAACCCTTATGGCTATGGCTTATGTATCCGTCTTAATCCTAAACAATGCGAAATATTGGGCTTATCAACTCCAGCAGCGGGCACAGTTTTATCTTTGCGCGCGATGGCAGTAGCTACTTGCGTGACTCAAGAGGTCGATGTTGGTGACGATGATCAAGAGTTGTACTTGGAATTGCAGATTACTGACCTAGAAGTGGGTAATGCAAGCAGCTCAAACAAGTCAGCCTCAATGCTCTATGGAAGCGATAAGGACTAATCATGGCCACAGTAGTTGCCACCTCGAACGACATTCTCATTGGTAATGGTCTATACACTTGGGCAAACATGGCGCTGGGTGATACAGGATCAGCTATTGGGGTAGTTGCTTCTGGTGATCGTACAGTGCAAATTCAAGGTACTTTTGGTGCAGGCGGCCAAGTACAGATCGAAGGATCGCTCGATGGCGGGGTAAATTGGTATGCGCTGCGTGATCCCACTGGATCAAAGCTCATCTTTTCTAGCGCAGATCTCAAAGCAGTTCTCGAAAATGTGGATTTGATTCGCCCCAGAGTCTTAGCGGGTGACGGCACAACATCAATCACAGTCATTCTCTCTGTAAGGAAAATGCGCAATGGCTAATATTTCACAAGCAATCGAGAATGTACGCAGCCTATCGCGTACCTTTCAATCAGTGATCGATCTAGCCGATGCGCTAGAAGGAATGACTAGCGTAGAGCAGGCCATCCGCGAAGCCAATATTGCGCTGGTCAATGCGCAAAAAGAAAAAGAATCCATCGATGCTGAGTTGGTAAAAACTAAAGATGCGCTCTCTAAAGCCAAAGAGTCTTTAAAAGCCTCTGAAGAAGATGCCATTACTCGCGCCCATCAGATTCTTTCGGCAGCGCAGGCTAATGCCTCGCATTTAGAACAGGCTGCGCAAGAGCAGGCAGAGGAGATTGCTGCCAATACCAAGCGATTCTTAGCGCAATCTGAACAAGAGCTACACGATGTCGAAGCAAAAAACGCAGTGGCAGCGCAAGAGCTGGCAGATATAGAAGCAAAGATTACACGCGCCAAAGCAAAAATGGCAGAAATTCTGGGGGTTTAAATGGCATCAGGCAACATTACTTTATTTAGTAAAAACAAAGCAGACATCAATATCACTGACATTGTGGGCGCGACTGTGAAGTTGGCCCTCGTTTCTAGTGCTTGGACTCCAGATGCGACTGTTACTGGCAATAGCTTATGGGCAGACATGAGTGCTAATGAGATTGCGGGTGGTACGGGTTACACCACTGGCGGCGCATCCTTGGCCTCGATGGTAGCCACTGCCATTACTGGGGGATATAAATTCTCTAGCGCCAATGTGAGCTGGACTGCTACTGGTGGATCAATTAACGCCTGGCGCTATGCCGTTCTGTATGTCAGCGGCACGCTCTGGGGCAAAGTCAATCCCGTGATTGGGTATTTTGTCGGCGACTCTACGCCTGCGGATATTCCTGCAACGACTACTGGTAATACTTTAACCATTAATACTCCAGCAACAGGCTGGTTTGATGCGACTTAATCATGGCTGATAACACACTACTAAACAGTGGTACTGGTGGCGATACGATCGCTACCGATGATGTCACTACGCTCAATGGCAGCGCATCTTCTGGCGTTAAAGTGCAGCGCGTAAAGGTCGGATTTGGGGATGAGAATACTGCTAGGGACGCTTCTGCATTGTTTCCATTGCCAGTCATGCACCAAAACGCCAGTCGCGTATTTAAGCAATTCTGGGCTAATGGCGCTGCGGCTGGTACAACGGGTACTGAAACCGCCATTACTCTAACAACCAGTCAATCATTGGGTAGCGCCACTACTACTGGGTCTAGCTTTACGCCGACATCAGGTAAGACTTTTCGCATTACCAATATTACTTTTGGATCACGCGGCAATGCTACCGCAACAACACAAGCCACTACCTTTACTATTCGCGTCAATAATGCGGGTGCTGTCACCACCACAAGTAGCGCGATTTATTCGGCCAGAACTGCAACCCCAGCCACCGCCTCTGCTTGGGATCGCGTGTCTTTTACATTGGGTAATGAAGGCATAGAAATAGTTGGTAACGGCACAGTACAGTTTGGCGTGACTGCCAATGCTGTATTTACTACCAATGCGCCAACATGGGATGTATCTATTACGGGCTATGAATATTAAGGAGTATTGATTGCTCCTAATAATTCAAAACCTTGGATCAGGATCAAGTACCAATACACTTGCTCCTGGTAAAGGACATCTTGGATTTACGGGATATGCACCATCCATATCCCAATCCATTACCAGCATCCTCAATCCTGGAACTGGGCAATTCAACTTAACGGGATATTCGCCTAGCGTTGCACAAAGCACTACCAGCGGATTAAATCCTAGCACTGGCCATCTGAGTTTTACGGGTTACATTCCTACTGTATTGCGATCGGTATCAGTTGCGCCAGGAGTAGGGCATTTGGTACTAGCGGGTTACTCGCCTAGCGTATCGCAATCGGCTGCGCAATCAATCAATCCCAATACAGGGCATATTTTGTTTACAGGATACAGCCCATCGATTAATCAGACTGCAAGCAACTCCATCACACCATCAACAGGCCATTTGCGCTTTACTGGTTATCAACCATTTATCAGTGGCACAGGATCGGTTAACCAAACATTCATGCCCACTTTCCGATCGCGTAGAAGGCCGTAAGGTGCGCGTACTTATGCCTGATCAGCATAAATTAATCGCATGAGTGATTTTGATCCATTTGACCTGAGAGGTCAGGAGCGCAAGAAAGAAGATTCTGACGAGCGCATAAAACTGATTGTCGATCAGGAAAAAGACGATTTTAAATGGCTCATGGGAAGTAAGAGAGGTCGCCGCATAGTGTGGCGGCTGCTGGAGCGTACTGGTGTGTACCGCAGTTCATTTACAGGCAACTCAGAAACTTTCTTTAGGGAAGGCCAACGAAATGTCGGTTTGATGCTTATGGCACAAATTAATGAAGTGAGTCCAGACCAATACGCATTAATGCTCAAGGAGCAAAACGATGTCAGAAACAAACACGCTGATGACGGACGCCACAAATAACACTGACGGCGCTGCATCAACTGGTGCAACAGAAGCAACCACAACTGCAACAGCCCAGACAAGCGCTGCTGCAACGGACGCAACTGCGGCCCAACAGAGTCAACAACCAACTGATAGTCAACCCGCTGCTGCTGCTCCACAAGACAGCACAGAAGGCAAAACTGAAGGCGACCAGGCTAAAGCTGCTGATGAACCAGTAGTGCCTGAGAAGTATGAATTTAAAGCTCCCGAAGGGCGCGAGTTCGATCCAGCAGTTCTCGAACAATTTTCAGAAGTTGCCAAGGAATTGAAACTGACTCAAGAAGGTGCGCAAAAGGTAATCGACAAACTTGGAAATGCCTTTGCTGAAAAGCAAGCCAACACCCTAGAAACTGCGAAAGCAGAGTGGGTTCAGTCAGCAACCGCTGACAAAGAGTTTGGTGGCGAAAAGTTAAACGAAAACCTAGCAGTGGCAAAGAAGGCCTTAGAAACCTTTGGTACGCCAGAGCTACGCGCGTTGCTCAATGAATCAGGCTTGGGAAATCACCCAGAAATTATTAGGGCGTTCTACCGAGCTGGGAAGCAAATCAGTGAAGACCGCTTTGTGCCAGGTGGCATAGGTGGTTTTAGTGGGGCGAGAGATCCAGCTAAATCGCTCTACCCGAATCAGTAATCAAATAACGAAAGGAATTAAACAATGGCTACTTTATCTACAACAGCCCTAACCCTAGCGGATTGGGCAAAGCGCATCGATCCAGAAGGTCGCGTACCAGTAGTGGCAGAACTCTTGTCACAATCTAACGAGATCCTCGAAGATGCAGTATTTATGGAAGGTAACTTACCAACTGGTCACCGCGTTGTGATCCGTACTGGTTTACCGACTGTTTACTGGCGTGCAATTAACCAAGGTATTCCAACTTCTAAATCGACAACTGCACAAGTTGACGAAGCAGTAGGTATGCTCGAAGCCTACTCTGAAGTTGATAAAGACTTGGCAGACTTGAATGGCAATACCAGCCAGTTCCGTTTAAGCGAAGACTCTGCTTTCTTGGAAGCAATGAATCAAGCTCAAGCATCCACAATGTTCTACGGCAACCCATCTACTGATCCAAAACAGTATTTAGGTTTGGCATCACGCTACGGCACTATCTCTGGTGCTGGTAATGCTCAGAACATCATCGATGCTGGTGGCGTATCAACAAACAATACATCTATCTACTTGGTAGTTTGGGGTGATAACACTGTTTTCTGCCCATTCCCTAAAGGATCTACTGCTGGTTTGATGCACGAAGACCTCGGTTTGAACACAGTTTGGGATTCTGCTGGTGGCCGTTACCAAGCCTATCGTACCCACTATCAGTGGAAAAATGGTTTAGTAGTTAAGGATTGGCGCTATGTTGTCCGTATTTGCAACATCAATACAGCTAACTTGGTAGCTCAGTCTTCTGCTGCTGACTTGATTTCTTTGATGAGCCGCGCTTTGGATCGTATTCCTAACTTTGGTATGGGCCGTCCAGTGTTCTACATGAACCGCACTGTTTACTCAATGCTCCGTATTCAAGCGTTGAATAAATCTAACTACGCATTGTCAATCGAAAAAGGTTTGACACAGTTCGGTAGCGCAACAAGCTGGTTATCTTTCAATGGCGTACCTATTCGCCGTGTAGATCAGTTGCTCAACACTGAAGCTCGCGTGGTTTAACCAATAACTAATTGATAAAGGAATCTAAATTATGATGATCGATAACTACCTAACCCTATCGGGTTCTTGGTCAAACGGCACTTGGACTGGTCAAACTGTTACTGGCGCTTCTGCCGTGTTGTCAACCAACACAGTAGATCTGCTCCAGAACCGCGACATCGGCGAAGGTGGCGAACTCAATATGCGCGTTGGTGTTCCAACAGCATTTACTGGCTTGACAGCTCTGACAATCGAAATCGTTGTTGCTGACGATGCAGCCTTGACTACTAACTTAACTGTTATTGGTTCTTCTGGCGCGATTCCAGTTGCATCTTTGACCGCTGGTTCACGCTTTGCAGTGGGCGCAAACCCACGCATCGGTTCTAAAGGCCAACGCTATTTAGGTGTTCGTTATACACCTACTGGTACTGGTACTGCTGGTGCAGTGATCGCTGAACTCGGTACAGATATTGCTGATGGTCAGAAGTTCTACCCAGTTGGTTTTGCAGTTCTTTAATTGAATTAATTAGGAGAAAAGCATGGCGCAATACCGCGTACTTAAACAATCTTTTATCAATGGCGAACTCTTGGCCGAAGGTGCAGTTGTCGATTATGACGGCGAAGTATCTGACAACCTGGAATTAGTTAAAAAAGGATCAAAGGCTGCGGCTGCGCCTGCTGAAGAACCAGCAGCGCCTAGCTTTAGCGATGTACCAACAGGCGTGTAATAGCAGTACATAGTTGATCTGGGGGCAGTACGCCCCCAGTTTCTTAAAGAAAGGCGGATAGTCAAGTGGCTTCAGAAGTTGATATTTGTAATTTGGCTTTAGGTCATTTGGGTGATTCTGCAACTGTATCTAGTTTGAACCCACCAGAAGGCAGCGCTCAAGCAGAGCATTGCTCTCGGTTTTACCCTATTGCGCGTGATTCCCTATTGGAAATGCACAACTGGGGATTTTCTACAAAGCGAATTAATTTGGCTTTGCTGTCATCTGGCTTTTCGGAATGGGCATATTGCTATGCGCAACCAGCCGATGCGATCAATTTATTAGCTGTATTGGCCAGTGATGCTACTGACGATTATTCAGTGCCATTGCAATACAGCGCATCCGTCATGGGTGTACCCATCACAATGGGCGGCGTATATGAACCGCAGCCATTTAGCTCTGAGATCTTAGACGATGGTACGCCCGTTATTTATACCAATCAGGCCAATGCCATGCTGCGCTATACATCTACTGTATCGGACACCACGACATTTAGCCCATTATTCGTTGATGCTTTGTCTTGGTTATTAGCCTCATATTTGGCTGGCCCAGTCATCAAGGGTGATGCAGGCGCGGCAGAAGCCAAGCGCTGTATGCAAATCTTTATGACTGTATTTGGTAAGGCTGCCGTATCCGATGCTAGTCAGCGCCGCACGCAGATTCAGCAATCTGTTAGCTGGGTAGCGGGTCGCTAATGCCTAATATCAGGACTCTATCGCGTTCTTTTGGTGGCGGCGAACTCACTCCCGAGTTCTTTGGCCGTATTGACGATGCTAAATTCCAGACGGGTTTAGCTACTTGTCGCAACTTTATCGTATTACCGCATGGCCCAGCAGCCAATCGCCCAGGCTTTGCTTATGTCAACTCCACAAAATTCAGCGGATCTAAGAAGGCAAAACTAATTCCATTCTCGTATTCCACCACGCAAACAATGGTGCTGGAGTTTGGCAATCAATACATTCGATTCCATACGCAGGGCGCGACTCTGTTATCAGGCGGCGTGCCGTATGAGATTACCAGCCCATATCTTGAGGCCGACTTGTTCGATCTTCATTATGTGCAATCTGCCGATGTATTAACCATCGTGCATCCCAATTACCCACCACAAGAGCTGCGCCGCCTAGGAGCAACCAACTGGACATTGACGGCCATTAGTTTTGTATCGTCTTTATCAGCGCCAACATCGGTAGCGGCAAGCGCATCTGGTGGTACTGGCACTACCTATAACTATGTCGTCACCACAGTAGGGGCTAATGGTATTGATGAATCCGTTGCCTCATCTGCTGCCTCTTGTAATGGCAATCTATTAGCTACTAGCGCTTACAACACAATTACTTGGGCAGCAGCCACAGGAGCGCAGCGCTATAAGATCTATAAACAGCAAAATGGCCTCTATGGTTACATTGGCCAGACAGATCAGTTGACCTTTAAAGATGACAATATTGTTCCTGATCTATCGATTTGCTCACCACAAGTAAATAATCCATTCCCAGGAGCAGGCGATTACCCTGGCGCAGTATCGTATTTTGAGCAGCGCCGCTGTTTTGCTGGCACAACTAATAAGCCGCAGAACATCTGGATGACTAAATCGGGTACTGAGTCCAATATGAATTACTCATTACCGACTCGCGATGATGATTCGATTACTTTCCGCGTTGCTGCGCGTGAGGCCAATACCATTCGCCATATCCTGCCATTGACCAACTTGGTGCTATTAACGAGCGCAGCCGAATGGCGTATTACCTCTATTAACTCGGATGCAATTACGCCAAGCACAGTATCAGTGCGGCCACAGTCGTATGTTGGCGCATCCAATGTTCAGCCCGTCATCATCAACAACAATATGATCTACCCAGCCGCTAGGGGTGGACACATGAGGGAATTGGCCTATTCTTGGCAGGCCAACGGCTATGTAACAGGTGATCTATCCCTACGCGCCCCCCATCTATTTGACGGCAATACCATTGTGGATATGGCTTTTGAGAAAGCGCCGTATCCGATTGTTTGGGCAATCTCATCGACTGGCAAGCTCTTAGGTTTGACCTATGTGCCAGAACAGCAAGTGGGCGCATGGCATCAGCACGATACCGATGGCCTGTTTGAATCTTGCTGCGTAGTATCAGAAGGCAATGAAGATGTCCTATATGTCATCGTCAAGCGCACCATTAATGGTTCTAGCGTGCGTTATGTCGAGCGTATTGCAACCCGTCTATTTAACACTCAAGCTGATGCTTTCTTTGTCGATTGCGGCGCAACACTCAATACAGCCAATACCACAGCCACCACAGTGACAGTCACAGGCGGCACAACTTGGGCATCTGGCGATAGCGTCACGATTACTGCCTCGGCAGCGCTCTTTGCCTATCCTGCCACTACGGATGTCAATGACGCGATCATCCTTACAGATAGCGCGGGAACAACTTATCGCTTGACCATTACTGGCACAAGCAGCACAACAGTAGCCACAGCCAAATTAGGATCTGCTTTGCCTGCTGCATTACGCAGCACGGCGATTAATGGGTTCTCCTTTGCCCGTGATTCCGTATCAGGATTGACTTGGCTAGAAGGTAAAACTGTTTCCATTTTGGCTGATGGCGCAGTGCATCCCCAGCGTGTAGTCACAGGCGGCACGATTACTTTGGATCAAGCATCAGCAAAGGTACAAGTAGGCCTGCCAATTACGGCTGATATGCAGACTCTTCCCTGGGCAGCGCAAATTGACGCAGGCTTTGGTCAAGGCCGTACTAAGAATGTCAACAAGGTATGGCTGCGCGTCTATCGCAGCTCTGGTATTTTTGTTGGCCCAGATGCCAATAATCTGACTGAAGCCAAGCAGCGTACTACGGAAATGTATGGCCTGCCACCAGCACTCAAGTCAGAAGAAATCCCCGTGACGATCACACCAAGCTGGAATGATTCTGGGCAAGTGTTTGTAAGGCAATCTGATCCACTGCCATTGACAGTCGTATCCATGACTTTGGAAGTAGCAGTAGGGGCATAAGTGCGCGTACCTCTGGTGGAAAGCAGTATTTTTTAGCTATTCACTCAAGGAATCCTTATGTCCTTTGCAGTAGCTTCCGTAACAATGATGGGCGCTGGCGTTGCTATGCAAACGATCGGCGCTCGATCTTCAGCCATTGGTCAGAAAAATGCTTTAAATAGCAATGCTGACCTTGCTGACATTAATGCACGCCTCGCTGAATTAGGCGCTCAATCCACCATGTTGGCTGGTAATCGTCAGGCAGGCGCAATTTTGCTCAAAGGCGGCCAGATGAAAAGCTCTCAAAGAGCAAACATGGCTGCCAATGGTATTGATTTGGGATCAGATACCGCCGTCAATATCCTGACTACCACCGATGTAATGAAGGAAATTGATGCGGATACCGCGATGGCTAATGCCGTTCGTCAGGCCTGGGGATACAGAACGCAGGCAACTAATTACACCAATGATGCCAATATCAAGCGTGCCACAGCCAGTGCGATCAATCCTAATCAGGTAGCACTCTCAACTTTCTTAGATGGCGCAGGCAAAGTGGCCTCGAGCTGGTACAGCCTTAATAAAGTAGGCGCATTTCAATCTGGATCAGGAAGCGCCAAGATCGTAGATAACAGCTCTGCATGGAGTCCACCTAAATAATGCCAAGAGTCCCAACATACGACAATTTTGAAGTAGCACCGAATAACAGTCCTACATCCCCATTTAACACGATGCTCAGTGTGGAAGCTGGGGCATTGCCTGGCAAACAGCTAGCAATGGTAGGGCAAGGATTGACATCGGCTGGCAAAGATATGGCCAATGTCGTCTATGACATTCAAAAAGACGCCAATGCCGTTCGCGTAGATGATGCTTTAAATCAAGCCAAGGATAAAGCCTTGAGCTTGATGTATGACAAAACCACTGGCTTTACCAATCAAAAAGGCATTAATGCTTTAGAGCGTGATTCTGGTAAACCTTTGGCTGATGAATACCTAGAAAAATACCAGCAATCACTAAGCGAGATCGATAGCAAGCTCGGTAATTCTGCGCAGCGCGAAGTGTTTGCAGCCAAAGCCAAAGATTTAATGGCGCAGTTTCATGGCGCAGCGCTCAAGCACGAGGCCAATGAATATCAGACTTACGCCCAATCCGTCCAGGAAGGAACAATCAAAAACTCGATGAATGAGATTGGCTTGAGCTATGGCAATCCAGCCTCAGTCGATTCTGCCGTTCAGCGTATTCAAGAAGCGGGTACAAACCTTGGCCGCTTACAAGGTAAATCGCCCGAATGGATTGATGCCAATAATCGCAAGCTCACTTCTAATGCGCATTTATTAGCTATTGGTTCGGCTATTGAGCAAGATGACATTAAGGGCGCGGATGCTTATTTAAAGAAGTATTCCAGCCAAATGGATGCAGATGACATTCTGAAAGTCAAAACTCAGATTGGTAAGCAGATCGATGTGGGATTAGCCTATCAATCCGTTGATAATGCCTTTGCTAAGTTAGCCCCAGCCATTATTACTTCTGATGCTAATCGCGCTTTTAATATTGCGATTGGCGCTGAATCCAGCGGCCGTCAATTTGATAAGAATGGAAACCCATTAACATCTAACAAAGGTGCAACGGGGATTACCCAAGTCATGCCATCGACTGCACCAGAGGCAGCGAAGTTAGCTGGTTTACCTTGGAATGAAGAGCTTTTCAATCGCAAGATGACGGGCGATCCTGCCAAAGATAACGAAGCCAAAGCCTATAACGAAGTTTTAGGACGCGCCTATTTTCAAAAGCAGCTCCAAGACTTTCACGGCAATCTGGCACAAACCTATGCTGCCTATAATGCTGGGCCACAAGCCGTTAAAGATTTTCGTGATGGCACAAACCTGAGTGGTAAAAATCCTAATAAGATCACTACGCCAGATGGAATCCCGCCATTCCCAGAAACCATTGCCTATGTAAACAACAATATGAAGGCCTTTAATGAAGGTAAGGGCGCAGGCGCTAAACCTACCATTAAAGATGTCATCGATACAGTGGATGCGCAGATGGGTAATGCTAGTCCACAAGTCAAAAAGCTGGCACAAGACTATGCCATTTCCCGCTTTAAAAATCTGGAGTTTTCTCAAATCCAGCGTAACGATGAAGCCACAGCATCCGCGATTGATGGACTAATTAAGAATGGCGGCAACTTTATGGCGCTGCCTGCGGATATGCGCGGCAATGTGCCCACAAAAGAAATGAATCGCTTAGTCGATTACGCCAAGCGCATCGCTACAAATACCCAGGAAACTAATCTAGCCGTCTATCAAAAGCTCACTGATCCAGTGGCGCTAAACAATATGTCCGATGCCAAGTTCGCCACGATGCGTACTGAATTATCTGAAAGCGACTTCAAAAAGTTCTCTGATCAACGCGCAGCCGTTCGTACTGGTAAAGCCGTATCCGCAGCGTCCGATATTCCTAGTGGCCCAATCAATGAAGTCTTAACCAATCGCCTACGCAATATTGGCATTGATCCGACTCCAAAAGATAGCGATGAAACTGGTCAGATGCGCATGGGCGCAGTCAAGCGCTATGTCCGCGATTCCATCTATGAGCAGCAGCAAGCGCTTGGTAGAAAGCTCAATGATCAAGAAGTAGAGCGTCATATTGATGGCCTCTTTGCCAAATCCTTTGACTTCCGTAAAACCTTTATGGGAATGACATACGGCGATAAGCAAAGCGTACCCATCTTATCTATGACTTACAGCGACATTCCAAAAGACTATCGAAATGCAATCGAAGCAGATCTGAAATTAGGCGGCAAAACAAAACCAAGCGAGGGCGATGTTCTCGGTGTTTATCTCAAAATCAAGATGAAACAAAACAATGGCTGATCCAAATGAAATACAAAGTGCAGTCCTTTCCTATCTAGGCGATAAAAAACAAGAAACCACGCAAAGTTTGCGTGTTTCGTTTGATACGGCTTTAGGAGTAAACCCAGATCAAGAAGCAGATCTGCGCAAGACTGCCAGTGTTTTAAACATTCCCGTTGATTCAGCCAGGGCGCACCCAGAAGAGGTGCGTCGTCAAGCTGCTATGCTGACGACAAACTTTGATCAAATTGCGGATCAATACCCCAATACAGCGCGATTCTTAGCAAAACAAGAAAACGCCAATATTGCCCATGATGATGTAAGCAATATGTCGAATACCGAAAAGGTATTGGGCGCTCTAAAAGATCTCAAGGGCGATGCAATTGCTGGAGCATACTCAGCCAGTCGAGGCGCAGCAGGCGTATTTAGAGCAGGGTTTGAATTAGCAGCACCTTTATTAGATCCTTTGGCTGGCACGATCTTGCCAGAAAATCCACTGCGTAGAGTCGCTGCTGGATTTGATGCGCTGGGGCAATCAGCCGACGCAGGCGCTAAGGCCAATCGTCCAAAATCAGAAGGCATTATTTCTAGTGGCATCAATAGTGGTATTGAGTCGCTTTCACAAAACCTTTTAGCCTTGCCATTGGCGTTTGTGCCAGGAGGCCAGAGCGCTTATCTAAGTAGCATGGTCGCTCCAGTAGCGGGTAATGCGTATTCTGATGCCCGTGAAAAAGGTATTTCACCTACGGAATCCGCTGTCTATGGCGCGTCACAAGGCTTAATTGAATACGCTACTGAGAAGTTGCCAGTGCAGTATTTGATCAAAGATCTGAAAGTCGGTTCACCATTTTATAAAGTCATTGCACATCAGATGGCAAGTGAGATTCCTGGCGAGCAGATCGCTACGATCTTGCAAGATCTCAATGAATGGGCAGTAATTAACCCAAATAAACCATTTTCTGATTACATTGCAGAGCGCCCATCCGCAGCCGCTCAGACCTTAATTGCCACAGTTGTTGGCGTTGGTGGTCAAGTCACATTAGCAAAAGGAGCGCAAAAGCTCACAGATCAATTCACAGGGCAATCTGATCAAGTACGCAGAGCAGAACATTCAGCAGAGCTATTAACTCAGCTCAACACCTTGGCGACAGCAAGTAAGCTACGCGCCCGCGATACTGATTCATTCCAGACATTCTTGCAATCTGCACTAGAAGATGGCGAAATCGATCATGTTTACATTGAGCCACAAGTGCTGATGCAAACCCTTGAACAAGCTGGCATCAAAATGGAAGACTTTTCTCAGACCTCCCCATTGGTTAGCGCGCAGCTCCAAGAATCCCTTGCTACCAATACTGATCTATCTATCCCGATTACTGAGTTCGCTACCCAGTTAGCAGGCCAGACTTATTCCCAACAGCTTATTCAGCATTTAAAGACTGATCCACAGGGTATGAGCCAGGTAGAGGCCCAAGAGTTCATTAAGACTCATGGCGCTAATCTCAAATCTGAAGTAGAGCGTCTATTGGGTGAAAGTGAGCAGACTCAAGAATTTAAAGCCAGTCGTGATCGAGTGTATCAGATGGTGCTAGATAATCTGAATGAAGCCAATCGCTTTACAGAGCAAAAGAATGAGATCGATGCGACTTTAATTGCAGCTCGTACTGCCGTTCGCGCAGCTCAATTAAGCATGACGCCAGAGGCCTTGTTTAATAAGCATTTATTGAAAGTCACTGCCGATACAGTCACGGGTGACAATGTATTGCAACAGCCTGGCACTGGCGCATTTGGTCAAAAGTTTGAGCAATTTGTAGGCAAGACTAATGAAGCTGTGGCGCACCTCAAGCAAGCTAAATCAGGTGAAGCCATTGGCGCATTAAATCACCCAGAAATAGGTGCTATCGATTTGATCTGGGGTGAAGAGGGTGATGCAACTAAGGACTATGCGGGAGGCTATGGCCTGGCAAAGATCTTAGCTAAACATCCAGAGCTGGAAAATAAGCTACAAGACATCCTAGATGGCATGACAGTTAAGAACAAAGGCAAGAATAGAATCATCTTAGAATCAGATGATCACAAATCTGCTATTAGTTTGAACTGGAAAGGCCAAGAAAAGAAATGGCTTTTATCTGCTTACGAGAAAGGTGAGAGGGGTGCTTCTGGCACGACTATCTACGCTGCCAAAGATTCACAGGAAGGCGACTCGCTTCCTAACGCCCCAGAGAATATTGTAGATCGTATTCTTTCAGACTTCAACAAGTCTTCTTATAACCAGTCAAATCCTATTTTTTACTCAGGTTTAGCGCAGGCAGTAATGGCTGCAAAGCAGGCCACAGCTCCAGCAAAAGACTGGCTGCCTATTATCAATTCACTCCCAGGCGTTAAAAAGGAAGAAATTGAATGGTCAGGCATTAAAGATTACCTGGAATTAAAAGGTAAAGAAAAGCTCACTAAAGAGCAAGTTGCGCAGTTTATCAATGAGAACGGCGTGCAGCTTAGTGAGAAGTTATTAGGCGATTCCAGATCTGAAGGTGAAAGAGCGCAGTCTGCTATTGCTCAATATGCCGAATCACGCGGATATACATTCGATGATCGTGGCCCAGAGGGTTATTCATATTTAATAGATGACGAAACTGGTGACACCATTGCAGAAGGTGAGCCGCAGCATATTGCTATGGATCTTGGGCTTAGACTTGAAAAAGAAGGAATTACCAAGTATGGCAAGTGGACTTTGCCAGGCGGGGAAAACTACAAAGAACTATTGATTACCCTGCCAGAGCAGGGCGGCGTTACTTACACAAACGAAAATGTCACAGCTATTGAGCCACAGAAAGCATTAACCCCAGAAGAAGAGGCTGAATATAAGACTTTAATGAGTAAAGATATTTTTGAAATGACCGATGCTGAAGTCAAGCGCATGGGTGATTTAGGATCTATCTACACAAAGATTGCTAGTGATCCAGATCGATTCTGGTATTTCAATGCTCCAGAACAAGTATTCCAAATCCCTAAATCTAGGTATAAGACTGAGGCTGAAGCCAAAGCCTACATCTTGCGTGAAAAGCAGCCAGAAGCAGATCCCAAAAGTAACTACAAATCTTCTCATTGGGATGACCTAAATGTATTAGCCCATATCCGTTTTAATGATCGTACTGATGCAGAAGGAAATAAGGTCTTATTTGTAGAAGAGATCCAATCAGACTGGCATCAAGCTGGTCGTAAGAAGGGTTATCGTGGAGATATGTCAATTGAACAAGCAAGGCAAAAAATGCTTGACAACGGATACTCCCAAGAATCGGTAGCAAATAGTAGCGATGAAGATATTGTCAAAATGATGACGCAATATGGCGTGCCAAATGCACCGCTAAAAGATACAAAAGCCTGGACAGGATTAGCTATTAAGCGAATTACTCGTTACGCCGCTGAGAATGGATATGACAAAGTGGCCTTTGTAAATGGAGAACAAGCGGCAGATCGTTTTGATCTTTCTAAAGAAATTAATAATTTAGACATTGAGCGAGATGTAGATGATAGCGGCGCAGTTAAAAGTTTTAAATTAACCGCCTATGATCAAGAAGCAAATCAAGTAATCAATAAAACACTTTTCAATCTTATTGATCTTGAGGATCATGTTGGAAAAGATTTGGCATCAAAAATTAAAGATGACTTTGCCAATAATCGTGAGCATTTTCATTCCTACTCTGGATTAGATCTAAAAGTTGGAGGAGAAGGTATGGAAGGATTCTATGACAAAATTTTGCCAAAAGTAGTTAATGATGTTCTTAAAAAAGTAGGCGGCGGAAAAATTGAGCCTATGGAAATAGGATCAGAAAAGAAAGTTACTTACGATCAAATCCAAGCAGCAGAAAAGCGTCGTGACTTTGATGAAGCAGAGCGCCTTACTCACATCATGGAGCGTCAAGAATTAGGTCATGGAGATGAGTCTATTCGCGGCGAAACAGAAAGCCTTACTCAACTTGGCTTTACTGTAACTCCAGAAATCCGCGCAGCCGTGATGTCGGGCCAGACTTTATTTCAAGCCCAGCGGGGTCAGATCTCATTTGGATCTGACATTAGCAAATCCCCAAGCATTATTACTTTGCTTAAATCCGCAGATTTATCCACATTCCTGCATGAATCAGGCCACTTCTTCTTTGAAAGTGACATTAACTTAGTCGCTGATCTAAGCCGTACTGCCGCAGATATGGGCGCAAGTTTTTTAACTGAAGGTGAGCGTCAGCTCATGGGCGATGTTAGCAAGATGCTTGAATGGCATGGCTTACAAGGCAATCTGAATGACCAGCTTAATCAGTGGTACACATTAAGCCCAGAAGAAAAGCGCAGCTACCATGAGCGGACTGCTGAATCTTTCGAGCGTTATTTGTTTGAAGGTAAAGCGCCATCCATTGAATTGCAGCGCATATTCCAGGCTTTCCGCGCCTGGTTAATGAATGTCTATAAGTCGATTGAAGACTTTGTGGCGCGTAACCCAGAAGCAGGCAAGCTCGATGATTCTATCCGTCAGGTATTTGATCGTATGCTGGCGTCATCAGAGCAGATCCAATTAGCTGAACAGGGCAGATCGATGATGCCTTTGTTTGAATCGGCTGATCAAGCGGGTATGACAACTGAAGAATTTGCTGCCTACCACGCGCTTGACTTAGATGCGTCTATGGAAGCCCTCTCTTCATTGGAGGCTAAAGGCCTAAAGGATATGCAATGGCTACACAATGCCAGAGGCAAGATCATTAAAAAGCTGCAAAAGCAAAATGTCGCCCGTCGCGCTGAAGTAATGATGGATGCGCGTCGTGAGGTATTGAGTCAACCAATCTATCAAGCCTGGACATTCCTCACCAATCGCATTGAAAAAGATCAGAAGATCGTTCCTGATGCGCTGCCAAAGTCTGACAAAGACACAGTGACACCAGAAGTCGATTCCATGTTTACGGCAATTGCCAAGCTCGGCGGCCTCAAGCGCGATGAGATCGATGCCCTCATGGGTTTAGATCCTAAGATGAAGAGCCCAATGCCTGCTTTTGGCAAATATGTCTTTAAGCGTAATGGTGGAGAGTCCTTAGACTTTATGGGTGAGATCCTTGCTAATTATGGCTATTTGACAGTCGATGAGCATGGCAAGTTTGATACCCATGAGCTAGAAGACAAGATCGATGCTGAGTTGCGGGGTGATCCACAGTATGCCGTTGGCGTTGATCCACGATTACTCGGTCAAGAAGGCCGCGCTGGTGAAGGCATCAACTTAGAAGATCTGGGTGCAGGGCGCTTAGACTTTGGTGAATTGGTCGGATTGCCAGTGCCAAGAGATCAGATCAATCAGTTAGAAGCGATGAAGCTGGTGGCTATCAATGGTATTCATCCTGATCTAGTGGCTGAACAGTTTGGTATTAGCTCAGGTGATGAGCTAGTTCAATCCTTACTAACTTTGCCAAATCCAAAAGAAGCTATTGCCAATCTGACAGACCAGATGATGCTAGAGCGCTATGGTGACATTACTAGCCCACAAGCATTAGAGCAGGCTGCCGATGTTGCGATTCACAATGAGGCGCGTGCCAAGTTTGTAGCTACTGAATTGAACGCCCTTAATAAAGCGACTGGAAAACCTAAAGTCTTGGTTAGCGCTGCCAAGGAATTTGCTAAGAATATGATCGATCGCCTGATCATTCGTAATCTCAAACCATCTCCGTATGCGGCGTCCGAAGTCCGCGCTGCTAAAGCTGCCGAGAAAGCTCTAAAAGAAGGCAAGCTAGAACAAGCAGCAGCCGAAAAGCGTAACCAGATTATCAATACTTACGCGACTAAAGCAGTGTATGACGCCCAGGAAGAAGTTGAAAAAGGCCTGCGTTACTTGTCCAAGTTTGACAAAGAAGGTACACGCAAGGCATTGGATGTCGATTACCTAGATCAGATCGATGCCATCCTAGAGCGCTTTGACTTGCGTAAAGGCACAACTCTTAAAACTATTGATAAGCGCAAGTCTTTGGCAGCTTGGATTGCCCAGCAAGAAGAACTGGGTATTGAGGTAGATTTACCTAGCAAGATCAAGGCAGAAGCCTATCGTCAGTCCTATAAGGATATGACAGTAGAAGAGTTGCGCGGATTAATTGATTCGATTAAACAGATTGAGCATCTAGGCCGCCTCAAAGAAAAGTTATTGACTGCGCAAGACAATCGCCGATTCTCGGACATCATTAATCAGATGGTCGAATCAGTCGAAAAAAATGCCAATGATCGACAGATCGATAATCGTACTCGCGATACCTTGGGTAATAAGGCCGTTCGCTTATTCAAAGGATTCTTTGCAGCCCATCGTAAAACAGCCAGTCTTGCCCGTGAGCTAGATGGCTATAACGAGAAAGGGCCAATGTGGGAATACCTGATTCGCAGCATGAATAAAGCTGGGGATCACGAAGCTACTATGCGTGCTGATGCAACTCATCGCCTCTCTGCTTTACTTGAGCCAATCCTCAAGGGCGGTAAATTTGGCGGTAAAGGACAATACTTCCCGACTTTGAAAGAGAGCTTGAATCGCGGAGAGCAGATTGTTATTGCCTTAAACATGGGTAATGCAGGAAACCAGCAGCGCTTACTGGATGGTCGCGGCTGGCAGATCGAGCAATTAACGCCTGTAATGAAAAACTTGACGGCTGCCGATTGGAATTTTGTGCAGAATATCTGGGATTTCTTTGAATCCTATCGCCCAATGATCGCTGAAAAAGAGCGTCGCGTGATGGGTAAAGAGCCAAACTGGGTAGAGCCACAACGCCTCACTGTCACCACTAAAGAAGGTACGCAGCTTGATCTCAATGGCGGTTACTTCCCGATTGTGTACGATCCTCGTGAATCAGGTAGGGCGGAGCAGTTTGCTGATGCCGAGGCTGCTAAACAAATGATGCGTGGTGCGTTCAATGCAGCGACGACTCGCAGATCCTTTACTAAAGATCGTGCTGAAGAAGTCACAGGCCGTCCATTGATTCTGACTTGGGATGCGCTCTTTAGGGGCGTCAATGATGTGATCCATGATTTGACCTGGCATGAATGGGTTATCGATGCCAATCGCATTATCAAGAATGAGTCCTTGGATCACGCGATTCGCACTGGTTTTGGTGCTGATGTCATTGCTCAATTTAAATCAGCGATTACTGACATTGCCAAAGGCGATTCGCCTGATATGGATGCAATGTCTAAGGTCTTAACTCCGCTGCGCTCTGGTGCTGCGGTAGCTGGTCTAGGCTTTAACTTGATGAACTCCATGCTTCAGCCATTGGGTTTAACTCAGTCTATGGTTCGCGTTGGCACTCGCTGGATTGGACTTGGCATTGTTGAATGGGCTAAATCCCCAATTGGCCTGGTCAAGCAAGTGCATGAGAAGTCTGAATTTATGCGCAATCGCGCTAGAACGCTAAATCGTGAAGTCAATGAAGTGCAGTCGATTGTTCAAGGTAAGGGCGAGATCCGCGAAAAGCTCGATGCGTTGATGTTTGCGCCAATGCAATCTTTGCAGCTTGTTGCCGATATGCCGACTTGGTGGGGCGCGTATCAGAAGGCTTTGGCTGATCCTGCACTAATGGATGCTGAGAATGGTGTAGATGAGCAAACTGCAATTGCCAGAGCAGATCAGGCAGTCATCGACTCTCAAGGTGGCGGTCAAATTAAAGATTTAGCAAAAGTGCAACGCGGTGGCAATTTGCAAAAACTCTTTACTGTGTTCTATGGCTACTTTAGCGCTGCCTACAATTTGGGTGTTGACCAGACTAAGAAGACCAACTTTAAGAGTCCAGTCGAAGTCATGGCTTTAGCCTGGGATTTCCTCTTACTCTATTCCGTACCCTCTGTATTGGCCTCGTTACTCAAAGACGCCTTGATGCCAAGTGGTGCTGGCGATGATGATTGGGAAAAGATTGCACGCAAATTGGCCTCAGAGCAGATTAGCTATCTCATGGGCTTGATGGTAGGCCTACGCGAAGCGACTGGCGCAGTCCAATACATCACTGGCACAAAGATGTTTGACACTGCCTATGGTGGCCCAGCGGGTTTACGCTTCTTCCAAGAGTTAGACAAACTGGGCAAACAGATTGGTCAAGGTGAGCTAGATCGTGCCTTAGCAAGATCGGTAATCAATGTGGGCGGTATCGCATTGCATTTACCAAGCGCTCAGATCAATCGTACTGTGGATGGTGTGATTGCCCTATCGGAAGGTAAGACTGAAAACCCATTAGCTGTTTTATTTGGGTATTCAAAACAATAGGGTAGAAGCAGTTTAGGTGCGCGTACTTCCTATATCTCCTATCAAACTGATGGCTGAGATATAGGGAGAAAACCTTGACGATTTCCAGTGAAACAAGAAAAGCTGGCCCTTATACGGGTAATGGCTTAACTACTTCCTTTTCATTCGCATTTAAAGTATTCACTGCGGCAGATGTCTTGGTCATTCGTACCGACTTATCTGCGATTGAATCGACTCTCGTTCTCAATACTGATTACACAGTTACATTAAATAGCAATCAGGATTCTAATCCTGGTGGTTCAGTAGTCCTTCCATCAGCATTAGCCACTGGTTATTTGCTGACACTATCAAGCCAAGTAGGGGCGTTGCAGGCAACTGACCTGACAAACCAAGGTGGATTCTATCCATCCGTCCTTAACACGGCGCTTGATAAGCTGACCATTTTGGTTCAGCAATTAAAAGAGCAAGTCAGTCGTTCTGTCAAAGTGGATATTTCCAGTAGCATTACGCCATCGACTTTGACTGGTTATATCGTTGCCTTGTACAACAACTTAACCAGCATCATTACTGTTTCTAATAACATTACTTCTGTTAATACAAACAGTACAAATATTGTCGCCATTCAAGGCGCATCCGCTAACGCCTCATCCGCAGCAGCATCGGCATCTTCAGCATCGACTTCTGCGACTAATGCCAATAACAGCGCAGTAGCAGCAGCCGCTTCAGCAGCTTCTATTAATCCTGCAACTTTAGTCAATAAAGATTCATCAACTGGTGCAGCAGCTATTCCAAAGGGAACAACAGCGCAAAGATCCGTAGCGGGTTTAGTGGCTGGCTGGTTCAGATTTAATACTGATCTTGGAAAGTTTGAAGGTTACAACGGCACTGCATGGGGATCGGTCGGCGGCGGCGCAACGGGTGGTGGATCAGATTCCATATTTATGGAAAACGGCACAACGATGACATCCAATTACACATTAACTACTGGTAAGAACGCAGTGATGGTAGGCCCATTAGTCGTGCCAACAGGATTGGCGCTCACTGTACCAACAGGCCAACGCCTCGTCATTCTTTAAGGATATATAGATGAGTTCAGCACAATTAGCGGGAGGGCCATCTGGCACTGGTTCAATGGTGGTGCAAGCCCCAAACACCAATTCAGCACAAGTCGTAACTATTCCTGACGGAACTGGAACAATAGCTGTACAAGGCGTATCTACTAATATTGTTAGCGGTACTGCACAGGCTTCTACAAGCGGTACATCTATTGACTTTACAGGCATACCTAGTTGGGTAAAACGCATTACTGTAATGTTGTCAGGAGTTTCAGTAAGCGGTGCAAGTAGCTTTTTAATTCAATTTGGCACTTCTGGAGGCATTGTTTCTAGTGGTTATGTTTCTGCTTGTAACTCAGGCCCAACAATATCATCTACTGCTGGGTTTGTAATTGGTGAAGATACTGCGGCTTTAATTGATTCTGGTGCTTATGTTATTAATCAATTAAGTTCAAGCGTATGGGTTGGTGGAGGTAATTTTGTTAGAGATTCCTCAACAACTTTAAAAACCTGCGCTGGTAAAGTAACTGGAATAGGAATAGTCACAACAGTCCGCATCACCACGGTAAACGGCACAGACACATTTGATGCTGGCTCAATCAACATTTTGTATGAATAAGGAAATTAAATAATGACTATCTCATACAGCGGCGACAATATCGCTTTTTCAGATGGATCAAGTATCGGCAGTGGCCGCATGGGGATGGTCAATAGGATCATCAATGGCCGAATGGAGATCGATCAAAGAAACAATGGTGCTCTAATTTCAATC